TCCAATAAAAGAGACGGACAAGTAACACCCCCCGAATAATCAAAACGGGGTTCGTCCTCTAATAATCCCGCCTTTCCCGTTGTTGCACCCGATTCAATGTAATCCGTAGCGGCAAGGCCGATTTCCAATTGGGCGTCTTGGATGTAGATTGAACCCGTTGTTGCTGATGCACTATTTGATTCAGCAGGATAGATACGCACACGAGTTGCAATATCATTTACACTAATAGATACACGATACCATCCATTACCTACATTCTCCACGCTTTCAGTAATGTTATACGAAGATTTAGAGCCAAAAATTCCATTTGATAAATCCACATAAGCGTAAGCATCATTTGGACTTCCATCTACTTGAATTAATCCCCAAGTAGAAGCATTAGCCTTCATATACACACTAAATGTCAATAATCCACTTGCTGATAAATTTTGATATAATCTACCACTTGCCGCTGATTTGGACAATAACCAAGCATCCGAACTACCATCATATCCGCTATGCCCACTTGTTAGACTTGCGGTTACCTCATCCCAAGGTGATGTACTAAAAGCGTTGCTCTGTTTAAGTAGATTCTCCCGCCCTTTCTCAATCAATCCATCAGCACCCACACGGGTAGCCGCAAGGTTTGAACCTCTTGAAAAGGTGAAGTCTCCACTACCATCTACTGGTTTTTGTGAAAATACAGTTCCGTCTTTCTTACCGCTTGGTATAAGTACCAAACTTGATTTGTCGTATAAATTTGCCATATTATAATTTTCTTAATCCGTATTTATTAGGCCTATGACCGCTAATCATATTTAGTATACTGCTTTTAGAACATTTAAGGTCTTCCGCTGCATCCATAGTACAAGCATAAGTCTTATCATTATATTCACAATAAACCTTGTAAGAACGCTTCAATTGAGTTTTACGAACAGATTCTCTTGGAAGTTTTTTTCCTGCCCAGTATCCCTTTTTCCCCCATTGAGGGTGTTTATCCCCTTTTCTTGCATCAGAAAGTTTCTTTTTAGTTTCTTCGGATGCTTTGAATCCTTTTTTGGATTCGGAAATTTTTCTTTTAGTCTCTTCTGTATGTCTTGTAACTCCTTTCCAATTATTAGTTAGATTATAAGACAAAGGATTGTTCATAGCATCTAATTCTTCAAGAATAAATTCTTCTAATTCTCTATGGTCGTGACCAAAGTAAAGTATTTCTCTTGAGAAATATTCTTTACGCTTTTTATAAGCCTTATTAAAGAAATGACCTCCGCCAATATAACCATCTTTTGGATGGCCAGTATGGCTTCCAATATACCATTTACTATTAAAAGAATCACTCCATTTATATACGAATCCTATATCACACATTAAGCAATCGTTGTTAGGGCGATACACTCGCTATCAGTTAATGCCGTGTCAAAAATTAGTTTTTGGTGTGTGTCTACTTTACCATCTCCTGTCCATCTATACCTGTCTTGCTTTAGTGGGTCATTAAATCTTGAACTTAAAAGAGATGAATCAATTTCATCAGACTTTTTTTCACCATTCATAAAGACAACTAACTTACTGCCATCATATCTCAAAGCCATTTTTAACCTTGTGTTATTTCTATTGTAAGGGCTAAAACTCCAAGATGAAGGGTAAACCGCAGAGTTAGATGTGTTTCTATATCCAAAAGATGAGGAATATACAAAGGCTAAATCTCCGCTTGTAGAATCTAAATACCAAAACGCATTTCCTGAATAGAAGTTTTCTATGTCTATAAAGTAAGTCCAATTGTTAGATGTTGAAATACCCGAAGTATTCATATTATCTAAATCACACAAATCTTTATTTCTCGTAACCGCAGAACCATATGTAGGTATGTAACTTGTAGGGTAACTTCCGTTTTCAATTTGTGCGCCCCAAATTAAAACATCTGCCGATTGTGAATCCGAATTTCCATACAAAAGAAGTTGAAATCTATCTGTTCCATTTGCATCTGTTGATTGGAATCTTTGCCATTCGCTTGTTACTACTATACTCTCAAATGTTGAGCCACACCTAAATGTTAATGTAGTATCACTACCAAGAGATTTTAAATAAACACTATTCGTTGCGGTTGAAAATCCATCAAAATAAGATATATAAGAAATGTCTCCACCCGAAGTACCTCCATTTAAATTCATTTGTAGTCGTGAAGCGTTCATCAGTCCTTCTGGACTAATTCCATAATTGCTTGTTAGTACGGGAATAGTTCCTAAACCCGCAGCAGTTTTTGACCAACTTGAAGATTCAAAATACTCTGAATGCGTTACCGCATTCGTTCTTTGAGGCTCAAGTAAAAGAGAAGGACACGAAGCACCACCACTATAATCTAATCTCGGTAAGTCCTCTAATATACCTGCTTGTGCAGTAGATGCTCCTGTTTCAATGTAATCCGTAGCGACAAGGCCTTCTTCATATTGTGATGACCAAACAAAAATTCCAATAATATTATCACCTATATAATCTGTAACACCCGCATTTATTCTAAGTATTTCGTTAGCGGCTGCATTGGTTTTTGTAATTGAACAACGATACCAATCATTTGCAAGTGCCTCCGTTGATGCAATTATACCCGATGAAATGGATGATATAGCCCCATTTGTCAAATCAATAAAACAGCCAGTTGTACCAATCCGCAACCAAGAATTTGTTATCTCCGCTTGTTTTAAATAAACTGAAAAAGTTTTTACCCCCGCTGAACTTGTAGTGCCTTGTTCTATTCTATGTTGAGCGTTAACGGTATTAGCGACTATTTTACTTGCGGTTAAAGTTCCATCGGGTGCAGTTGTAGCGTTTGGTGTTACACTTGCACTAACCCCCCCCCAAGGCGTAGTGTCAAAATTATTAGACTGCTTAAGTAGATTCTCCCGCCCTTTCTCAATAAGACCATTAACATCTACCCTTGTAGCAGCAAGATTTGAACCCCTACTAAATGTAAAATCACCATCTCCTTTGACAACTTCTTTAACTGATATATTATCTACGCTTCCATTAAAGGAAGATAACGAGTACAAAAAGATGCGATTAAGAACTAAATAACTTTCTAATTCATATGTACCATTTGCAGTAACATTTAAAAAAATATCTGCGCCACTTCCGCTATATACCCTTAATGTGCCACTAACATAATTAGATACACTAAATGTAATTCTCTTTAAAGTAGTGTTACTGCTTGATATGTTTTGGTATATAGCAACATCATTAGTTCCATCACAATTAGCAGTACCACCACTAATAGTCCAACCTGTTTGTTTTGTCCAATCACTATCAGTATCAAAGCTACCATTGGTGACTAATTCGCTACCATATTCAGGTATAGGTCTAATGCTATACAACTTGCCATCCTTGTAAGCGGAAGGTATCATTGCTAATGACGCATCATCAAATAATTTGCTCATTATAATAAGTTGTTTAATTCGTTTATAGTGCAAGTCCTTGCCTCTGTAGAGCCACTCGCTGTTACCACTCTAATGTTATAGGCATCAAACAATACCCTACCACCATCTGCATCACCCATAGCCTTAATAGCCTTGTTAACGCACTTTGGTGACTCAACTATTGCACCATCAGACTCTGCCCTTACGATAAAGTCCTTGACAGCAGCAAGAAGCTTACCAACAGCCTTTCTTGCTATAAGAGATATGCTGTTTAATAAACCCATTTACAATATTGCTTTGTAAGCTAATACCTTACCCGAAGCTACAGCAACGCTATCAAACTTACCAAAGATGATAGTTCCCTCTGTAAGAGTAACAGAAGTAAGTGCATCACCCGCTTGTGTAGTAGTCGTTACAACGCTGTCTTCCAATGCTTGGATAGCACGGCAAGAGTCTGTAGTAGAAGCACCACCTGCAACTAATCTAAACCCGTAATCACCTGTGGCTGTTTGGTAAAAGTTACCTTCCTTAACGATGTTTTCGTATGCCATTTTATTATTGTTTTAAATTGTATAATTCTGTTATAGTACAATCTCTTGCCTCGGTACTTCCCGATAAAGATTGAACCCTTGTATTGTATGCGTCAAATAATTGACGGCCTATATTAGCTGTGGGAGATGTGTTTATTTCATTTGCAACACAAGCGTATGATTCTATAATCGCACCATCAGCAAGTACTCTCGTTCCAAATCCTTCGTATCCAGAATAAACAGAACTGCCAGAGTACCCACCTTGAACATATAAATATTTAGGAGTGCCTGTCAATTGCACAGCATCCTTTAAGAAACCACTACCGTTATTTATCAAGTAACCCATAAGGATTATGCAAAAATTGTTTGGTCACTAAATGCAGTCTTGTCATCAAGAACTAAAGATGCAATACCACTTTCAGTGCTTAGTGTAATATTTACATAAGACTTGTCTGATACTCCCGTACCACTATTAGCCTCGTAGTTCATCGTTAAGCCATCCATCCACCCTGAGATAGTTACAGTGTCATTGTTGTGTAACATAATGCAGCAGATGTCCTCTCTGCGGCTCATAAGGTCTATTTGGTTTACCTTGTTATCTACTGATGGTGATTGGATAGTTATATTTGTTGAAACAATTCCTAGTCCGTTAGAAGTATTCTTGTTTTCTGTAAAGGTAGTTGTTCCGTCTTTTATGTTGTGAGAAAATACGACAGTGTTGTTAGTGTCTACTTGAGTTACTTGAGTCTCGTCTAGCGGATCAAAAGTAATAGTCAAGTCTTTTTGCAAAAGTAAAATAGCCTTCTTGATACCACCTGTAACTCTTTTATTACAATTAATATCTATATCAGAAAGCAGTATGCTACAAGAAAAAGCCATAGTATATTTTTAAAATAAAAAGGGGCGAGGTTTTCGCCTCACCCCCTTGTGTTAATTTACAAGTTTTGCTTATTAAGCAACGTCAGTCCACTCAGCGTCTGTGATGTCGTAAGCAAGACTAGACTGCTCACCAGTCAAAGTCAATTGGTAACGGTTTTTGTCACCACGAGCAGCACCTGAAGCACCATCAACAGTAGAAACAAATAGTCCGTAGTCAAAACCAACCAAGTGGTGAGTACCAGCAGCAGTTTCAATGAAAGCTACGATCTCAGCATTTGGGTTAGCCAACTCTTCCAATACATCACGGTGAGTACCAGACATCTTAGGAATTTCTACAGTGATAGTAGGTACAGCAGAAACAGAACCATCAGAGATAGTCTTTACATCAGTGAAAGCAGAGAAGCCGTCTTTGATGTTAAACTCCAATTCAAACACATCGCCATCAGCAAGAAGGTCAGAAGTTGCAGGAGTAATAGTAACTACATTAGCAGCTACAGAAACCAAAGGTGTAACACCTGCAGTTAAGTTAGCTTTATCGCCAATGTAGATTTTTGTAAGCCCTCCTAGGGCTAGGTCATCACAAGAGTAAGAAACTCCAGCAATTACAGTATTACAAGCCATTATTTATAAGGTATTAAATGGAGAGGCACCAGGCCCCTCCGTTATTATTTAATTGTGATTAGGCAGCATCGTAAGCGAGAACCATTTCCTCACCCTTGTAGTAATCGAAACCTAATTTGAAACGACCAAACAAGTATTCTGCTTGCTCTTTAGCTTCGTATTCGTTACCGATAGCACCAGTGTCATTGTAGTTATCTGTCAATAACACCAAGTTGCTTGGAGCAGACAAGAAGAAGTGGTCAGCACTCAAAGATGGCATATGGATTACTTCCATACCGTAGTATGTTGGAATCTCACCTTTGATGATACCTTCAGGAGTAGTTGTGTGCTTGCTAGCGATAGCGATTTGGTAAGCTTGGTAAGCAACGCTTCCTAAGAAGTAAGCAGGCTTGAACTCACGATCAGCATCACCGTATACAGCAGCAACCATTACAGCAGACATTTTCTCATATGCACTTTCCATATGGTCTAAGATGTTTGCAGAAGAGATAGCAGTAGCACCGATATCAAGAACTTGAGCAGCTGGTACAGCATCGCCACCAGACTTCATTTCAGCAAGAAGTTCAGTGTTAGCTTGAACTAAAGCTTTCTGAGCAGCCAATTTAGCGAAACGGTCAAAAATCCAAGAACGGAATTCAGCATCCAATGTCTCTGGGTTCAACTGACCTTTCTTAAGCATCAAACCACGGTAAGAAGACTCTAGAGCGTCCTTACAGTTTTTGAAACCCCAGTGGAAAGTTTGAACAGTCATCTCTTTTTCAGTAACTGCAGCATCGAAAGTCTCATCGAATGAACAGTTAGCACCAGCAACAAATCCGTCACCGTCACCTGCTTGAGCAGATACAGAGAAGATTGGTACGTTCAATTTACTTTTTACTCCATCAACGATAGAGAAACGGTTCAGCACAGCTGCTGATTTTACCATTGTGTCGATAAACAAGTCTGGTCTGCGGTCTCCCCAATCACCAGTTACACCTGTAACACCGAAATTCATATTATTTGCCATTTTATATTAGTTTTAAAAAATGATTCGTTTTACTTAATTTACAATAATTACTTACGGTTGAAGAAGTTATTGATGATATCCATCTTCTCTGGAGTGATGGCATCAAAAACAACTGTCTTATCTTCTACAGATTCAGATACTTCCTCAGCTTTTTGTTCAGCAGCAAATTGCTCCTCAACTTCCAACTCGTTAGTTTCTTCTTCAGCAGAGTATTTCTCTTCTTCCTTCATAACCTCTTCTTCTTTTTCAGAGGCCATTTCCTCTTCTTTATCATCAGAAGCCATTACTTCTTCGTCATCAGCATCTGCGTCTGCACTCATTTCAGCAGGAACTTCTTCCTCTTTTGGTGCAACCATAGACTCAATGTGCTGTTGGATCATTTCAATAGCAGACTTCAATTCTTCTACACTACCAAACTTTTCCTCAACAGATGTCACAGCTTCTAAGAGTACGTTATTCTCGTTCTCCAAAGCCTCAATTCTTGCCTCGTACTTGTTCATCATAGCCTCAAATTGAGCCTCTAACTTACCAAGTTCTTTGGCGAAAGCAAATTCATTCATTTGTTCTTCGTTATTAATTGTTGGTTTAATATCCGCTTTAATCTCAATAGAGAAACCATTAATCTCTCCATTTTCAATTGCAGTAAATAATTCGTCAGACTCAATCTTTGCCTTTACGAATACGGTTCCGTTTGGTAAGTTATAACCATAGTCTACTGACTTATCGTTATCACTTTCTTTAGTCCAAACTTCAAGCATAACCACCTCATCAGTATCGTAAGAGTGGTTAATACCAAATGCGTTAAATAGTCCTTCCTTAGAATACTTGTACATAATTTGCTGAATAGTCTCCTCAGTGAATCGTACATAGTAGTATCCCATATCGGGTGAGAATCGTAGGATCTCCTTATTAGGAATCATAATAGGCCCTACAACCTCTTTCTTCTTTTCATCAGCAAACATCTGTACCTTCTCAACTTCATTGAAGTGAATAAAGTCTTCCTCAATAGCAGGCTTGTCTACAAGAGAAATCTTGTACATCCCTTGAGCGATGTCTTCTAATGATATATCAAATAATGGTAACTTATCCATTTCTTTTATTTTTTATTCTTGATGTAAGCCTCAATCAAAAGCAACTGCTTTTTAATCTCATCCATATCGGCCCTCAAATCTGTGTGTCTTTTTTCAAAGCCAACCTTAACCTCATTGATACTGAAAAATGCGAACCTATATAAAACATAAAGGCTGCCAATTAAAAGCACCATTGTTATTCCATATTCACCAACAAGTTTTAAAGTATCTTCCATTACTTTTTACTTTTTGTGTGCCAGCTTGGTAGCAGGTCGTTATCTTGTACATACTTTGGGTTAGAAGGTTTTCCGTTCTTTACCAAGTACATAAATGCGTTTAGTCGGGCAAGTCCCCATTGCGCTGCTGAAGTAACCTTTGGTGAGTGTCCTGTATTAAAAGCACCCATACCACGAAGTACAACACGCTTTGCAGCTCCCATACCCACCTTTTTATCGGGGTACTTTTTATTGTAAGCATCTACCTTAGTCTTTATAGACTTAATAATTTGT